GCTCCCCTGTGTGCCTGCTTGATTTTCGGATTCTTTCCGCATATCCTCGTGGAGGGTACGCGGCACTAAGGTATACGCCGCGCAAATCAAATGGGAGGTGTGCGGTGCCGCTGAAACACGATCCACGATTGAAAGCGTTCGCGTATCGAATTTGGGAGGATTCCGCGCGAAGTATTACGCTGCACGCGCTAGCAGACCGCGTGGGATGCTCACACGTCACCTGCCACAGGTGGGTACGTGAGTGGCTCGCAGGGGATATACCTACGGATGAGCCTAAAGCACCCTCGAAATTCAGCAAGACAAATCCGCCCAGGGTGCAACACATCCCCACGGAGCCCGCGCCGATAGTCATAACAGTGCGCGCACCCCCACCACAACCCGAGCAAAACCCTGTGCTGGATGCGATACGCGGCGCGACAAACGCGGCGGAGCTGAAGTCCGCACTAGGCCGTATCAGTGGCGAGCTTGCGTGCGTGCTCGTGGAGTGCGCACTGAATCCGAAGGCGCAATTGAATTCCAGGGTTTCGTCCGCGACGCGATTACTCGAATTCGCGGGGTTGACGCCACCGAAACGCGCCAACCCTGAAACCCCTAAGCGCAAAACGGATTACGGCGCGACCGCGAAGCTCAGTGCGAAAGACCGTCAGGAGCTGCGCGCCAAAATGGGATTAACAGATGACGACGCTTAGCGATGCAGTGGCGGCAGTGTATCGCGCGTCCTTCGCGGATTTCGTGCGCGGCGCATGGCATATTCATCATGCAAACGAGCCGTTGCGCTGGGCTTGGTATTTGCGCGCGCTGTGCGACGAAATGCAAGCACTCGTCGAGGGGAGAGGGAAAGCGAAACTGCGGTGTCACGTTCCTCCCGGAACGTGCAAGAGTTTGCTGGCGTCGGTCTATTTACCTGCGTTTGTTTGGCTCAGTGCACCACACAAAAAAATACTCGCGTGCAGCTCAGACTCTGATGTGGTTAAGCGCGACGCCTTGCGCATGCGTGAGGTAATAAACTCGGAGTGGTACCAAGATACGTTTGTCCCTGCGTGGTATTTTGATACCGCGCAGGATGCGAAGGGGTATTACAAAAACACAGCACACGGTGCTAGGGTTTCCCGCACGGTTGGCCAGGCCGTTACTGGGCACCGTTTCGATATTGGGATCATCGACGACCCGCTTGACGCGCGTGACGCGATTTCAGGCAACGCGAAACTGAAATCGCATTCGCAGTGGTACAAGCGTGTTTTCTACTCGCGACGAAATAGGGGTGCGGTCGAATTGCTTATCATGCAGCGTTTACATCAACTGGACTTAGCTGGAATCCTAGAGGCAGAGCAAAAGGATTTGTGGCGGTCCGTCGTGTTACCACTCGAATTCGAAGATAGACCAGACAAATACGAGTACGACAAGCGTAGCGAGCCAGGTGAGTTACTGGCGCCCTGGATGGAAATCGAAATACTTAAGCGCACGCTTGGCGCGGAGTATTTCGGACAAGCACAACAACGGCCAGGGAATCCCGAAGGAAGCATGATTCGTGTCGAGCATTTGCGTCAGGTTTGGGATAACGAATTGCGGCGCGCAGTGGAGTACTACGTTGTTTCTGTCGATACATCGCTGCGCGATGCAGTCCAAAACGATTACACCGTAATTCAAGTGTGGGGTGTAGTTGGCGCGAGGCGTTTGCTTTTGCACCAAGCTCGCGGCCGTTGGCACCTTCCGCGTATCGAGCGCGAGCTCGATGATGTACTGCTTGCGTACCCCAGTCCCCGCGCCATTATCATCGAGCGGAGCAATAACGGGGCTGCGATTATACGCAGTTTCGGCGAGCGATTTAGCGGCGTTGTTGGGGTCGACCACTTCACGGGGAGGGACAGCAAGGTCGCGCGCGTGCAACTGTGTCTCCCCTCATTCGAGGCGGGGGACGTCTATCTCCCTCCGCTCCTTGCAATTGACTCCGCGTCGGGGCATAGTTATGGGTGGGTGGAGGATTACACCTATGAGCTGTTGGGGTTTCCGAAAGGTGCGAACGACGACTGTGTAGATACGACCACCCAAGCACTGCGCTACATTCACGAACACGGCGGAATTCCATGGGCCTGCTAGCGAGAATATTCGGGCGGAAATCGCTTCGCGATGAGATTGCAACGCGAGGGGGAATTCAGTACGTGCAAATCGGTAGCGACGGGTTTATCCCCTCCCTGCAATTCGCGAGCGGACTGGAGTCCATCGAAAGCGATTTGACCGCAGCGATATTCTATTTCGCTGCGATTACTGCAAACGCGGAAGCGGCGTCAAGCCTAGAGCCCATCCTCCGCAAACGGGACGGCAACGAGTGGTTTGTCCTACGCGACGAACGGAGACCGAGGATATTCGATTCTCCGTGCATCGGAGCGTGTGAGCGGTTTACGTGGCAGCGCCTTGTGCAAACCCTCTATATGCAATTGGAAGTGCGCGGGCGCTGTTTCGCTCGCATCGTGCGTACAATGGGTGAGACGTGGTTGCAGCCGTTGAATCCTGACTACACAACGGTAGAGCGAAACGCATTCGGGGAAATCACACACTACACACACCAATCCGTGCGAATCCTCCCTGAGGATATGCTGCACATTGATTTAGGTAGCCCCGACCCGTTGAGCGATGGGCTGTCCCCGTACACCGCAGCGCGTAAGGCGGTGACGCTCGATGCGCTGGCAAGTCAGCGACAGGCCTACGGCGCACAGAACGTGGCACAGGTGGGCATGGTGCTGCGCACTAGAGGCACGCTGTCAAAAGAACAACGCGAAGTATTCCGCGCTGAAATCAATTCGGCGCACGCAGGGGCGGCAAAGAGCGGCGCTCCGCTCGTGATTGGTGATAACGTCGAGGTGATTGACGCGCCGAAGCAAGCACCTGAAAACATGCTCGACTTGCGGAAATACAACCAAACGGAAATCTGTGCGGTTACTGGGACTCCGCCGCCCGTCATCGGGATTTACGATTCAGCGACGCTGGCCAATTTCAAACAGTGTTTGAAAATATGGTGGGCAGTTCGTCTAGAGCCGAGGCTTCGTTTGGTATACGAGGCGTTTAATCGGCAGGTATTCAAGCTTGCGGACCGTCAAGTGTGGTTTGATTTGTCGTCGTCGCAATTGGCGTTGCCTTTGGTTTTGGAGCGCGCCGAAGTAGCAGAAAAGCTCGTGGTTGGTTTGGGGTACCCAGCGAATGCGGCCGCGCGGCGCGTGGGGCTGGACCTTGAATACTTCCCTGAATTGGATTTGCCGAACGTCAAATTCACAATTGCGGGGCGCACTGGAGGTAAAGATGCAGAGACGTGATAGTGTGCGGATTGAAACGCGAGAGGGTGTGCGAGGCGGGATCAAAGGGACGATTGTCCCGTGGGGGGTCGTTGACGACCACGGAACGAAATTCCGCAAGGGGTGCTTTGGACGTGAGCAGGTCTTGCCATTTATGTGGCAACACGCCCACGAGAAAGCGCCAATCGGATTCGTGCGGTGTTACGACTCCGAATACGGGCGTGAGGCGGAAGGGGAATTGTTTTTGGACGAATCCCCTGACGCGCGTGCGTTCGCACGGCTGCTTGATGCGAAAGCCGTCCAGGATGCTTCACATGGTTTCGTGCAAGCGGTGCTCGAGGGGAACGAAATCACACACGCACGAATGGTTGAAGTGTCTGCGGTTTTGTTCGGCTCGAATCCTGGCGCGTTTGTCACGCTGCGGGAAGGGGAGACGGATTTGCGCGCAGCCTTGCGCGACGCGGCGCAGCGCCTCGAGGCGCTGGCGAGCGAAGCGGAATCAGTGACGGACGTGCGCGCGGGTTTGGCGCAGGTTGCCAATTTCCTCGGGACGCTGGGTTTCGTCAAATCAGAGCTTGACTATGCCGCGAAGGTTTTGCAGAATGGGGAGGGTGCTTCGCAAGCGTTGACCGACGCGGCCGAGGCAGAGTTTCAAGCGTTCGCCAAGTGGGTGAAATCACTCAATATCGGAGGGAAACCGTGACGGTAGAAGAAATGCAGAAGGAATTGGAAGCGGCGTTGCGGAGTGCAAAGAGTTCCGCCGACGAAGCGACCGCAGCGAAAGAGGCTATCGCGAAGCACTTTGCGTCGCAATCCCTCACGCCGCAAGTGCGCAGCGGAAAACAGATTATCGTGGCGGAGGATGCTGCGAATCTGATTTCCAAGCGCGGCCAGGCTGGCGCCATCCAATTGCGCGTCTCCCTCACGGACGTTGACGCGTTGATTGACGAAACCAAGACACCCTTGGTGCGTCTTCCGCAGGCGCGTTTGGGGTTCGTCGACACGATTCCTGTTGTCCCCTGCCCGAGCGGCGCGCGCAAGGCGCCCGTCGAAACGTCGCGTGGGAACTGGGGTTCGCTCGAAACTGCGAGCGCAGCGGCCACGGTCGCAGACGAGGATACCCTTGTGCTTGCCAGTGTGGCGGGAATCCCTGTCGGCGCAGTGGGACGTCTCTACACGGATTCCGGATTCATCGAGCGCACGATCGCTTCGATCGACGATACGGCCAACGAAATCACGGTCGATTCCGATTGGGGCGCCGTTGTCACATCTGGACACGCTTTCGTGGCTTACACTCTCGGAATCGTCCCCGAATCGGGTACCAAACCCACCATGCCGTTTGGTATCACGAAGCGCGAATTCTCCTGCAAAACCATCCCTGTGCTGTGCCCTGTCACAGAGCAAGCGCTGTCGAGCGTTGGCGAATTGGAAATCTATTTGCGAACCGTCATGGCAGAGCGCGTGCGCACTGCTATCGAATGGAATTCGTTTTACGCTGACGGTGTGACTGGCCTTTCGGGAGTCATGGGCACGGCTGGGATTCTCACGTACGCGTGGAGCACTGGCGACGTTGGCGACAATCGCGTTGATTGCGTCATGAAGGCGAGCGCGACCGTCAAGGGAGCAAACAAAATCGTGACCTTGAACCCGCGCGATTTCGTGGATATCCTGTGCGAAAAGGATTCCGCAGGCGCGTACGTCCACACGAGCGTGAGCACGGGAAACAAGCTGCGCGCAGTCGGAAACGAATGGTACATCGGCGATGACCGCGTTGCCTTTTCGGATATGTTGCGCCAGGGTGATTTCACGATTCATGCTGCGGGCGCGGTCGACCGAATCGAAAAGGGCCCAGGGACGTTCGCCTTGGGCTACGTCAACGACCAATTCCAACGCAACGAAATCACCGCGCGCTACGAAGTGGAAACCGAAATCTGCGTGCTTCGCGCAGACGGTGTGCTTGCGGGTGAATTCGATGCGCCGCCTTCCGAAGACTGATAGTGTGTGCGGCGCAGCCGTTGCGCCGCGTTGCGCGTAACCCAAACACGAAAAGGAAATCGAAATGCAGAAGGTTGAAATCATCGCACCCGGAATCTACGGCGGGAAGGCTTGCGATGCAGGCGCCATCGTTTCGTTGCCAAGCTCCCACGCGCGCGCGCTCACGAAGCAACGCCTCGTTCGCGTGGTCAACCAACCCCCGAAACCCAAGACCAAGGCGCAGCCCCAGGCGCAGCCCCAGGCGCAGCCCAAGGCGCAGCCTAAGTGATTGCGGATTTCCTATACTGGCGGCGGGTTGGCACGATCGCCATCCTAACACCTGTTGCAGAAGGTGTGGTTTATACTGCCGTCGTCGACGGCGTATCCCATTCCTACACGGCAACAGCCGTCGACACGGTGCAAACTGTGCTTGACGTCTTCGCGGCCAGTATCGGCGCAAGGGCTGCGCGAATCGACAATGTCGTCGAAGTGCAAGCGGAATACAGCGAAGCAGCGTTGACTCTCACAGGGACTGCCCTAACTTGCGTTGTGCGCGATGTTGGGATTGCAGGTGCTGTGCGCCTCGCTGTGCGCGTATCCGATTCGCGCCTTGACGATATGCTGCGGATTTGGCTTGCGGCTGCGGTCGCGGCCGCTGATAGGTATATCGGCGAGGATTACACCCAAGCGAGCGAGATTCCTAGTTTCGTTCGTTTAGGTGTGTTCCACTACGTGCGCGCCCTGAAAGAAGGACACGAACAAATTGACGGGATTTCCGCAGCTGGCGAGCAAGGGCGCAGCACAAGCTTTGCAGAATCCGAAATCCTAGCGCGCGCTCAGCGCGCTGGTGAAGCTGTGTGGTATCATGCAGTTTCAGATGTTTCGCGTGTGCGAGCCCCACGCTAATGGCTAAGCTCATAATCCGTGACAGGGGACAAGCGGCGCTGCTGCGCAAGCTGCACGACGCGGAATACACAGTCAAATCCGATTTGCAACACGCTTTCGTAGCGGGTGACGCAGCCGTGCGTGCATTTCGGGAAACCAAGGTTACAGAAATTGAATACGCGAAAATCGCTGAGGATGTGTTGGCTCGCGCTAAGGCTCGCTGCCCGGTTGACACTGGGGCGCTTCGCGATTCGTTGACCTTGGAATCCGACGATGCTTGAAAAGCTGACAGCCTGGGCGATGGCTTGCGCTCCTGAGCTTTCCGCGTGTGAGGCGCATAGGCCGCAGCGTGCTGGCCACGCGCACCCTAGCGAGCCCTACGCAACGCTGTACGTAGCCAGCGACACGCGGCGGGGGAGGCCCTCATGGCGCGTTGACTCCGGAGGGGTTAGACACTATCGTGAAAGGCGGGTCGCGCGCGTGGTGCTCGATGTGTGGGGAGAGGCGGCGGAAGGAATCGCCAGGAAACTCGAAATGAATTCCTACTCTTCGCGCGCAACCTATTTAGCGCTTGACCCTGTGACAGTTTCGGAGCGCGAGTTTGTGTTGCATCCTACGGCGCAAAATAGGTGCACACTAACGTTGACGGTGCAATTTTGGGTTGACTCAGAATCGACGCAACCCTATATCGTGGAGGTAGACCTTGGCGACATTTGACGACCGCATTGACGTTTCTGTGCTCGGCGCTGTTGGCCTTGCGTCACCACGCGGGTTGACACGAGGGATCTTGTTGTCCTCAGATTCGGCGTTTTCGGAAAGGGTGCGGAGCTATAATACGCTGTCCGATGCGCTTGCTGATACCACGCTGTCCGCCAGCGCGAAGGCGGATTGCGAAATTGCATTCGCGCAGACGGTGTGCGCGCGACCACTGTATGTTGGGCGCTGCGCAGTGGAAACGAAACAGACAACCGAAATCACAATCAGTACCGCGGCCGATGGCGCGTGGGTTTTGGGTATCGGGGACGAGGAGTACACGTACACAGCAGCGGGGGGGGATTCCGCCGCTACCATCGCGTCAGCTTTGAAGGTTCTCGCGGCCGCTGATTTGCTCGCGACCGTTGATGTATCTGGCGCTGTGCTTGATATTGAGGCACAGAACCCAGGCGAAGCCTTCGCCGTGACCTTGACCCCGCCGAGCGGGGGGGCGCGCACGATTGTGCAGGTGGATGCTGTTTTGATTGCCTCCGAACTTACCGCAATCCGCGCGGAGAACGCGGAATGGTTTGGTCTTGTCGCGCCGCGACACACCGAGCTTGCCACGAAACACCACATTGCTTTGTGGTGTGCCGCTGAATTCGTGTTGTGCGCCGCACCAGTGGCGAGCCTCAGCGACGGCGCAGCCTTGCGCGCGTTGACTTACCGTAGTACGTTCGCTTGCATGCATTCTACCGCAGCGGGGGATTTCGCGGTCGCTTGGCTTTTCAAGCGCTTGCACGCAGACCCCGATAAGGGAAACTCGCGTTGGGATTGGTTGGGTTTGGTTGGCGTTGCGGCGGATTCCATTTCTGCCAGCGACGCGAATACCGCGCGCGCGTCGAAGCTGAATCTGTATCTGTCGTCGGATTTCGCGACAGTGACGGGGGAAGGCGTAACGCTGTACGGCGAGCCCATCAACGCCTACGTTTCGCGTGAGTGGGTGCGCACACGCGTGCGTACCGCTGTCGCTCGGTTGCTCACGTCAGCAGCGGAGAACGAGGATTTGATTGCATACGACAACGCGGGAATCCTGCAAATGGCAAATGTCGTGTTGTCGGTCCTTTTGCTTGGTGAGGCGTTGAAACACTGCAAACCCGCAACCAGCGCGGTAATCGCTCCTGACATCACGCAGGTTGCTGACGCAGACATCGCGGCGGGTTTGCTCCGCCTCGAAGGTGAGACTGAAATCAACGGCGGCATCGGCGCAGCCCAAATCACAATCCAGGCGCCTTTGGCGTAATAGAGGTGCATGATGGGGATCCCACGAAACTACAGCCTCGATGATGTGATTGCGTCTGTTGACGGACGCAGAGTCACGGAATACGCGAAAGGCGACGCAATCGCTATCGCGCTTGATGATGTGGACTTCAAGGCCACGCAGGGGATGCACGATTCCGTTGTGTTTTCCAGCCAGCCAAACAGCATCGCAACCGTGACTCTCAAAATCATGCAAGGTAGCCCTACGAACAAGTGGTTGTCTGCCATCGCGAATAGGATGCACAAAACCCACAAAGGGTTTTTCGACCTCGCGATTCAAGATGCGATGGCGCGCGGCTCGATTTTCGTCGGGCGTGGCGCCATCGAAAAGCGCCCAGATATGGCGTTCGCTGACGAAGCTGGCGCCGTGGAGTGGGTTTTCAAGATGCACGTACGCAAGTACGAGTTCGGCACACAGGATGAAGCGTAATGGATTTGCAGACCACTGAAATTCAAGGCCAGCATTTCCAGTGCGACCCGTTCGATTTCGACGAGGGTTTCGATATTCTCGTCGAAATGGCGCAAGCTTTGTCGAATGGCTTGAAGGGCGAAGCCACTTCTATTGCGGAGCTTGTGTCCAGCCTTGACTTGGGGGATTTGGTGGCACGCCTCCCTGCCGCCTTGCGCAATGCAGGGGGAAGCAAGTTTGTTGCGCGCCTTGTGCGACGATGCGTGTGGGTGGAAGGCGAAAAACACCGCGTGAAACTCGATGACACAGGAAACCGCGCGCGGTGCTTCGGGACCGATTACGCGCTCGCGGTCAAGGTGTGCTTGTTCGCGTTGGAAACCAATTACGCGGAATCTTTCAGGGGACTAGTGCAAAGCTCGCCAAAGCCCTAGCACGGGTTTCGGCACACATCCCCTCGGGGAAAGCGGATTGGCGCAAGCGAGCTTTTGACACTGCCGTTCGCGAAATACCCTACCCATTCGAGTTTTGGTTTTGTGTGTGTGTGCTCGGTCTTGATTTCGCTGTGGCGCAGAAATGCACTGTTGGCGAAATCCAAACACGCTTCTACCTTGGGCAAATAGGCCGATGCTTGACGCACTAAAACAAGTACTCCTTTCCCTGTCAATCAAGGTAGGGAGCACAGCACCAGCAGTGGGTGCGAGCGAATCGGTTATCGCTGCGGCACAGCGCGCGCAACAGGCTTGGGGCTCACTGCAGAGCGCACTCTTGACCGTTGTCGGCGGGGCGGTGCTTCGCGCGCAAGTCAATGAAGTGGTCGCGCTAGGTGATGCTGCTGACGAAGCGGCGCAATCTGTTGGCGTTGGCGTCGAGCGATTGCAGGAATTGCAATATGCAGCGAGCTTTTCTGGAATCGCAATCGACCAAGTAAACCAAGGGCTCGGGTTTCTGGCGCGCAGTATCGCGCAAGCGAACGAACAAGGCGGCGGAGCGTTCGCGGAAATAGGGGTGTCCCTTGTTGACGCGCAGGGGGAATTGCGCGCGACAGACTCTGTGTTGCTCGACTTAGCAGACAAATTCCAAAGCATGCCTGACGGCCCACAAAAGACCGCGCTTGCGATGGATTTGTTTGGGCGAGGCGGAGCGAAATGGATTCCTGTACTAAGTGAGGGAAGCGTTGCAATCCGCGAAATGGGGAGCGAAGCGCAGAAACTTGGTGTCGTTCTTAGCGCCGACGAAGCTGCGGGGCTCGCTGCATATGCCGATAACGTCGACGAGCTGAAGACTGCCGCGCGAGGTGTGCGCGCGAGGGTTGTCGTCGAGTTGTTGCCAGCTTTGACGCGAGGTATCGAACTGCTAAACAGGTGGGCAAAGGACGGGAATCGCGTACGCAAGGCGGCAGATTTCATAATCAAGGCGCTTTCCGCGATGGCCTTTGCGTTTGCGTCCAAGCGCCTAATCGGGGGTGCGCAAACACTCGTCGCTATGCTACGTACCGTTGCACGTGCAGGTGTTTTGGCGTCGCTGAAAATCGCTCTGGCTACAGGCGCGGTCGCGTTGCTCGCATTGTTGATCGAAGACTTGTACACGTTCGCGAACGGAGGGGATTCGCTGTTAGGGCGCTTCCTTTCCGTCGAGGAGGCGAAGCCCTTACGCCAGGCGCTGCAAAACCTGGGCGCCGTGTTTCAATCTCTTGGTGCGAAATTCCGTGTACCAATCCTCGCGAGTTTGCAAGACGCGATTCGGTGGGTTGCAGCCAACGCGGAAAGCATTGCTACCGCGATTGCAGGCGCAATCACTGCATCGATTGCAGTAATCGAAACACTGATTGAATGGGTGGAAATCCTGGGCGGTGGTTTGGGATATACCGCGGCCGCAATCGTGCTCGCGTACCAAGACGCAGTGAATTGGCTGGCTACCGCAATCGGAGATATTGTGTCGTGGTGGGATTTGCTTGTCGCGAGTGTCGCGGAGGCTTATTCCGAACTAGGGGTGTGGTCGAAACTTTTAGCCGCCATTTTGCTTTCTCCGTTCGCGCCGTTGCTCGCACTCCCGCTTGCGGTTGACGCGTTGATCGACAGCGCGAAAGCTCTTTGGGATTGGATGACTCGCGCAGGGATTGCGGCGCGTGATTGGTTTGTCAGTATCGGCGATGGTATCGGCGGATTCTTTGGTGACGCAATCAACCGCTTGCTTGACGAATTGCGCCAGGCCGTTCTAGCACTGCCTGACGTGGTTGTCCCGGAGTCTATGCGCGCTTGGGCTAGAGAAGGGATTGACGCGACAGCTGGTGCGGGGTTGGGAGGGAGCTTCGCACGCACACTTACGGGTGCATCCGCGCCAACGCTTAGCGTGGGAAGCGTTGCGGTTTCTGTGAACGGGTCCGCTGATATGTCCGCGCCTGCAATGCAGGCCGCTGTCAAGCAAGGCGTAGAAGAATCCTTACAAGGGCTGTTTGCCGAATACATGGATGCAGCCGACGACACACAACCTTACGATTCCGCGTTCGAGCCCGTATGGTGATTTGCAACCCTGATACCCTAGAGCCGCTGATTTCAGCCGACGTTTGCACGTTTGTTGAAACGACTGGCGCTGTGCAGTGGAGCGCATACCCTGTGGAATCGGGTGCGCCTTCCGCTGATTTCGCGAGCATCGAGCCGCGCACGTACACTGCGCGCGTGCTCTTTGTGAGCAACGGCGACGCTGCGCGGATTGGTGCGATTGTCGAATCCCTTTTCGCGTTGAAAGATGCGTGCGCGCCTGTTGTTGTTGTGTTGACTGATACGTCGCCAAAGGTTGTGATTTCGTCAGTACGCGTTACGCGCGAAGCTAAAGCCGACGAGGTTGAAGTTGAAATCGGATTCCGCCAGTGGGCGACCGCGCGGTGGGAATACGTGCAAATCCCTCCTGAGCTATTGGCGGCCGAGGCGTTGCACGCACAAGCGAAGGCGCAAGGCGTCGCGGATTCTGCGACAGCAGACGACACGCAGGAAAGTGGGAAACGCAAATCAGTGGCGGCAAAAATCGTTGATGGAGACTTCGGAAATCTCGCCGACGATTGGGGGTTTTAGGTGACACAGTACAAGCTCCCTCCACACACAGCGGCCGCGAATCGACGGAGCTTCGCTTACACAGTAACGGTCGGCGCAGACGTACTAGAGTACGAGCTAGCGACGCACGGAGAGCGTTGGTACCTGAGTTTGACAGCGAACGGGGTGCGCGTGTGCACTGGCCAGAAATTGGTTTGCGGCGCGTTGTTCGGTGTGCGCACTAAAGCGCTCAGCGGGTTTTGCGCGGTCGACGATACCACAGGCAACGACGCACCCTGCACGGTGGAATCACTGGGGCAAACGCATTTTCTCGTTTGGGTTTCGTTGTGAGACACGAAATCGAAATTCAGGTTGCGCCGCTTGACGGTAAAGGCAGGGGTTGGCGCGAATCGCATATTGCCTTCACTGTTGAAAAGACGAAGGGCACGCGAGCCAACAAAGCGACAGTCGAAATAAAAAACCTGTCGCTTGATTCCGTGCGCTATATCGAATCGGCGCAATTCGCGCGCTTGCTTGTGGACGGCATGCAGCTGTATGTGGGCGAGATTCGGCGCAAGACCTTGGCCACGAATCAACAGAGCGCGGACCGTGTAACCCGATTCGAGTGTGGTCACGCGCTCGCAGCGGTCGCGGCCGCTCGCGTGGATTTGTCCTACGCGCCAGGCACGCCGCGTAGTGTGGCCGTCCAGGCCGCTGCGGCCGCACTGGGGCTTGGTCTACGCGCACCACCTGTCGACCTTGGTGTGTTCTCCGCCGGCTTCGCGTACAGCGGCAGAGCGGCCGCTGTGCTCGATGCTGTCGCGCCGGGCTGGACGGTGCTCGAGGGCGTGTTAGATTGGGGTGGGGGGGCACGCAAGATGCTGCGCCTAGCGAGCGGTCTAGGGCTGCTCGGGAATCCCGAGCGGAGGGACGGTGAAACTAAAGCGCGGTGCTTGCTGAATCCCGCAATCCTCCCTCACGACGTCGTCGAATTGCAAAGCAAGGTTGTGACGGGAACATACCGTGCCGCGGAAGTGACACACAAAGGCGATTCCAGGGGCGACACCTGGGAAACAGGTTTGACACTTGAAAGCTACCCTTGAAAATGTTCTTGCTACTGCCACGCAAAACGCACGGAAAGAAATGCGCGGACCAACGCTCGGCGCTGTGCACAGCTTCGACGAGGACGCGTTGTGCGCTGACGTGCTTCCCCTCATTGCGCGCAGTGAATCGGAATCGCCACAGGTTTTGCGTGGTGTCCCCGTTTTGTTTTGCGCAGGTGTTGCGTACCCTCTCCCTACTGGCGCGCATGTTTTGCTTATCCCTTGCGAGTGTGACATATCGGGATGGAAGCTGACGCGCGCAGCCACGAAAGCACAGACACCGCGCACATTTGCGCTCGCGGATTGTGTGTGTGTGCCGGTTTGGTTTCCAGTGTCAACGCATGTTGCGGCCTGGCAGAGCGGCGTTGATACTCTGCTTTCCACGCTGTCAACTTGGGCGCTTGCGTTGCAGGGGGCGACGGGGGTAATCCCTCCAGACTTGGCAAGCATCGTGACGGGAGGGGACACAAGTGTCGGTTGATTTCGTGCTTGGATTGGACCACGACATTGCACGCGATTTCGCGCTATGCGACGAGGAAGTCTGTTTGCGCCAACGCGTGCTCGTAGCGATGCGCACGCAGTTTGGGCAGTGGCCACTAGACACGGGATTCGGGATGCGTTGGCTTGAAACCGTGCTCGTCGCGGACCCTGATTTGCCAACCGTCTGCGCCGCTGTGCGTGAGACTCTTTTGCGCCTCGACGGAATCGAAACCGTGGATGCTAGTGGTTTGTATTTCGACGGCGGGGAATTGCGCGGCGTTGTTCGTGCGAATCAAATTGAGGTGGCACTGTGACTGTAGACGCAACTGGATTCCAGCGGCCGCTGTTTGCAGAAATCCGCCAAGGCGTTCGAGATGACCTTGTTTCAAGCCCCGAATTCGTGGGACTGCAAACTGGACCCGATACCGTCGCCGGTCAATTCGTCGACGTGTTTGCGTCGCATTTGGACGAGGCGTACACGAAACTCCAGGAGCTGTACGACGTGCGCCCTGATAGTGCGGAAGGCACGCACCTTGACGACGTGTGCGCGCTCGTGGGGGTTTTGCGTGAGGGTGCTTCGCGGAGCACACTTACCCTCCGATTCGTGTGCACTGGGGCAGGGACGCTTCCCGCGCACACGCTGTGCAGGATCCCCGACGGGGCGTTGTTCCGCACAGTCGCCGAAGCTACTGCCGCTGGCGTGGGAAATCTCGACGTGCTCGGCGAAGCCCTCGACGTTGGTATCACTGTCGCAGAAGTAGGCGAAGTTTCGTTGCTCGTGGATTCGCCTGCATTCGTCGCGAGTGTCACGAACACAACGGCGGCAGTGGGTGGGCAACAAGTCGAATCGGATACGGCACTGCGCTTGCGTCGTGAGCAGAGCTTGACCGCGCGAGGTGCGGCAGCGTTGCTCGCGATTCGCGCGGAATTGCTTGACTTGCGCGATGTGGTGCAATGCGTGGTGCGCGAGAACACCCGCGACCGCACCGTTGCCTTGCTTCCACCGCACAGTGGCCGCTGTGTGTTGTGGCCGGTGACGGCGACAACCCCTGTGTTTGATTTGCTTGAAACTATTTGGCCGTGCGGAATCCGCGCGCTCGGTACACAGGTACGCGGAGACGTTGCTTTCGATTGGGCGACCGCTTTGCAGCTCTACATTTCCGCGTTGTTGACAGTGGATTCTGATTTCCCTGCTGACGGTACGACGCGCGCGGTCGCTGCGCTGACAGCGTATTGCGCAACACTGCAAATCGGTGCAAAGGTTTGGCCTTTGCGCTTGCAGGCTGCGATTACTGCAAACGTTTCAGGCGTTACGGGTTGCACGATACTTTTGAAATTCGGTGCTGAGCCTGGCGGAAGTGACACCTCGGCACTAGATGTGCCGTGGGATTCAATCGCAGTGCTCGCGCACGCGGGGGTGGCGTTGTGACAATTGCGACCCTTCACCAATTTAGCGCGAGCCCTAGGATTCAGCGCGTGCTCGCTGTGTTCGCAGCGCGCACAGACGCACTGAGCACAGACGCGCAAGCGCTCGTGGCGCAGCGTGCGCTAGGCACTGCGGAAGGGGTGCACCTAGAGCGCCTGGGCGCGGTGCTAGGTGAAGCGCGGGAGGGGCTTAGCGACGCGACCTACACGCGCGTGTTGCGCGCGGTCGTGCTCGGTCGGCGCGCCCAGGGGATTCCACGAAATGTGACCGCAGCGGCACAGATGTTGACCGCAGGCAGTGTGCTTTACTTGCGACGAGGGATTGCGGCCTATCGGCTCGTGGTCTCAGGTGTGAGTTTGGATGACCCCTTGTTCCGAGCGCGGGTTTCACGTATGCTTAGACAGTGGGCGCCAGTGGGTGTCGACGCAAGCGCCGTGCTCGCGAGCGCGCAAACGCTTGGCACGAACGGTTCGGCTTTAGGATGGAGATTATGAGCTTCGCGGAAAATGGTGTTTGCACTGAGCCGAGCGATTCGTTGAAAAGCGACGGCTTCGTCGAAGGCGACGCAGTAGCGCTTGATGAATTGAATTGGCTACTCCGTGACCTATACCGCAAGTCAGGTTCGTCACTCACGTCGCTGCGCGAATCGGTTATGAACGGCGACGCGGCCGCGGTGCTCGCGCCGCTCGGGTGTGTCGGGCGCGAAATCCCGACAGCGCAAACGCAAAGCGTCAATAGCGTTTTGATTGTGTGTGACGGCCCACGCGTATTCTTGGAAACGGCTGCGCAGGAAGTGTCCGCACTGAATTCAGACACACACGAAGTCTTGTGGAGCACAGACGTTGACGGTGCTGTGCATTGTCTCGCGTGTGCAGAAGGTGTTTTAGTGGTCGGTCACCCAGCAAGCTCCGGCGTGCAAATGACTTTGCTCGACGCAGAAACGGGTGACATTCTGGCCGTGTTCACAGACACTAATAACACGACCGCGCTCGCGGCTGGGAATGGGTGGGTGTGGCGCGGGGATCAAGACGGGGTCATTAGTGCGCACAGCGCAACGGATTTGGCATACTTCCCTGCAGGTGAGATTGATGTTTCGGACGGAGTTCAATCTCTCGCGTTTCGAGGCGGATTGCTCGTAATCGGGTCAGCGAATTTTGACAGCAAGGGCTTGCGCCTTGTTGATGTGAGCGACCCTGAATCCCCGTCTATGCTCTGGGAGGTTGATACAGCAGATGCTACGCGGAGGTGGGTTGGATTCGTCGGGGATTACGTTTGCGCGCTAGAGCAAGGCGGTGGGAATACGGTCTCCCTTTGGCCAATCGCGCGCACAGCGACGGCGCCGACAGTACCACTCATGTCAGCTACGGTTTCTCTCGCGAGCGGCGTGCAGCCGTGTATCGGGGACTTCGGCGTGGCTTACATCTATAGCGGTGCACGCAAGGTTGACATTTTCAACACCAAGCTTGAACGAGTCTCACTTACACACACGTACGAGTTTGGTGGTGTGGCGTATGGTGGGAACTGCTTACACGCGATCAAGGTTGACGATATTCCTATCGTCGTGAGTAGCACAACACGCATTGCGCACACACACACCCCCTGCCACGTCGTGGTGCTTGACGGCCAAATCAGGAGCATGTAATGCAGTCCTTGAATTTCGACATCACCAAGCAGCACCAAATCACGCAACCCTCGAATATCGGGTCCGCGTTGTCGTATGTCGTCGGTGTGCACAACACGTCGAGTATGCCGATTTGGTTTACGGCTGACGCACGATTGCAAGTCATTGCGGCGTGCGAATCGCGTGCGTTCTGGATTCGTGCGAATCGTGCGGCGTACCTTGTCGGGGACACTGGCGCGCGTTGTATCGTCGAATTCGTGCTCAACGGCGAAAGCTTCGACCATGCGCCTGTTGAAATCGCAAGCAAGGTGCAACGCCTGGCGACACCCTACAGCGGCTCAGCGGCCGCGCGTCGCTTGCTTTTGCAGCCGGGGATTGTTGAGATTGAAATCGACGGGTACCCACGCTCGTCCACTGAAGCGGGAGTTGTGTTTTTTGCGTTTGGCGACAACACGATTGACTGCACTGGCTACGCCAACGCGCAAGGTTTCGTGCCTGCTCAATCCGAAGGTAAAGCGCAACATGCAGTCAAAACTCAGTACACGCTAACCTTCAGCGGTGACGCACCCACCGAAGGCGATGAATTCGTTTGCACGATTGGTGGAATCGTCGAGAGCTACACAGCGCTTGACACCGATACCACGCTGCAAATCCTCGCGGAATCTGTTTTGCAATCCCTCGCCGCGCTACCGTACACGATAACGCGCAACGATGCTGTGCTTACAATCGAAGCCCTGACACCTCGCGACACCTTCACCGTCGCTTGCGCTCCGAGCGGCGCAACGGTTTGCACTGTGGTGCAAATCGCCCCTTGCGTTTCGCTGCGTGCTGGGGCGGATTTCGTTGTGTTGTTGGGGGAACTTCGACAATGATAACGACACACAGAGACACGCGCAAGATTTTCCCTACCACCGATGACGCAAAGGCGTTTTTGACGGAAATGGGAAACACCTATGAGGGTATTGCGGAAGTTCTGAACCCGAGCGAGCAACGAATCCTTGTGCTTGCTTGGGACGACGGAGCAATCGTGCCCCAAGGCCGAATCCGCTTCGATCGTGTGTCGCCGTCTAGCATCGGAAATGCTGCGAGCGCAGTGGGAACAAACATCACACTGGCGAGCGCAGCGGCCTGGACGCACACCATAGGTACGGTACGTGCCTACGATTCTACAGGGGAGCTCGGCGACGCCGAATACACGCGCAGCGGTGTCAATATCACCACGAGCGCAACCCTCTGTACAGCAGTCGCGACCGCAATCACAGCAGGCCGGACGGTGCGGTTGTGGGACACTCAAACAGAGCTGTCTGTAGGTGACGCTACGCGTGACGTGCAAATACTGAAAGGCCAAGCGCAATTCGGCGGGGGGTTTCTCGCGGTCGCAAATGGTGCCAGTGCTTTGCGGTGTCTCCCGTTGCATCCCGTGAAATGGCGTGTGCAGTGCGTTGTTGAACTGACAGACACAACCCCCACAAACGGTAGTGGTCTAGGTTTCGGGGCATACTGGAATGCGTCGAAGTCGTACGGTGGTGTGCGCGCGCGTGTAAGCGGAGCGTATAAATTCGCGTGCTTTTCAGGACCACCAACTGCGATTGTCCTCGGTTCGGCGAACGAAACCCCTGTTGGAAATACAGAGTGGATTGTGGAGCGAACGTACATCCAGCCGTTCGGGGAATACACTGCATTGACAGAAAGCGCGCCGTCGGGGGTTGCGAGCAAAGGAGCGAGTGCTGCAAACATGACGTTGAATACAACACCTGTGTGTGCGTTACTTGTTGCGCGACAAGGCACAACAGAGGATTTGCAAATAGCGGTTTCGCGTGTGGGCTGTGTATGATTATCGACATTTCAAGGTCACAGTCGAAAATCAATTGGGACGTTGCGCGTCTTGGCCTGCAAATGGTTTGCGTCAAGGCAAGCCAAGGTGTGCAGCGCAGCCCAAAGCGCGAAGCCTATTTCATGAGAGCTTGCGCCGCGTGCCGTTCCAGGGGACTGCCTGTCACAGGGTATCATTACGCAACGCGTACGGATTCTGCAAGTGAGCAAGCACAGCTATTTCGGCGCATGCTCGCGGCAGGGAAGTGTAACGAAACTCCAGTGCTCGACTACGAGGGGGAGTGTATCGATACACCTGCGCACAATACGTGGCTCGCGGATTTCCTTGGCGCCTTCGACGCACCGTTGATTTTCTACACGTACCGCAGTGCTTGCTCTGCATTCGACCACGAAACGGTTTCGATGTTTCCTAGGCTGTGGGTTGCTTCGCGACCGTGGGGAGATGCAATCCCTCCGCGAGGTGTGGAGCTATTGGAACGCCAACCCCTTGACATTGGGCCGTGGGCGAATTGGTTTCGCTGGCAATTCGCGAGCAAAGGCGGGCGCTGGGCTGGCGTCGACGGCGCCGTTGATTTGAGTGTGCAAAATGACAGCGCTTGAAATCATGGCGACAATAGCGGGGACGCTGTTTGGTGGCGGCACACTAACCGCGCTATGGTGGCGAGTTGGCAAATGGGTGAAGGCCCAGGATTGGGAAATCACACAAAAGCCGCGCAAGGGGGAAAGGGAATTGCGTGCGGAAATCGAGGTGTTGAAACACGCCTTAGAGGAAGCTCACGTGCAGTGTAAGGTCGCGCTCGCCCAAGCGGACACGTACCAAGCACACGCGGAAAAGTGGCGTGACGAGCGCGATAACACGCGCAGCTTATTGGAGGCTGCGCTAACCGACAAGGGGAAACGACCATGACAATTTCAGGGAATCGTCACGTATTATCCGGTGTGGTTTTGCTCTTCGTGTTGTGCCTACTTGTGCTTGTGTTTGGAACGTACACGAGCGGGTGCGCTTCAGCTCCCACGCCGAGCCTTGACACCGTGACCGTGAAAGGGGAAATCGAAATCCAAACACAGGGAGGGATTGTGCACGTCGACCTTGGTAGCGGCCTGTGTTTGGCGGAGTCGGGGGAGGCAAAGGTTTTGCGCGGTGCGCTCGAAGTGTCGGCGGAAGGGGCAGCGCAAGGCGCGCCCGTGACAATCAACGCGGGCGTGATTTACGACGGCGCGAAATGGCAACCCGTGGTTTTGCTTTCCTGGGCAGGCCTCGTGTGGCGGCCGCAATTCAACATTTCAAACCCTGCCTCTTCTGCCCCTTAGTTTTCGAGGGCATCTGAGGTATGCGGGTATGTTATCTGAAGCCCTAGCACGCGCCTGCGAGGCGTTGCAGTGGGCGGCGTTTCACGCCGCCCACGCTGACGCGGCTGAACGAGAGCAGGCTGCCGTGCGCGTGCTAGAGCTGCGCGCGCAACTGCGCCGTCTACTGGACACACTGCGCGAGCCCAGGCACGGCTCCAAGCGCGAGCGCGAGCGCGACCCCAAGTCCACCTAACACAGGACGGACGTCGAGCCCGAGGGGCGTCCGGACGTCGAGCGGAGGCGCGTCCGGACGTCGAGCCCGAGGCGCGTCCGG